AAAGAAGAAAAGAAAAGAGGTTTTTTTGGAAAAATTAAAGACGCTGCTACTGATCATGAAAGTCAGTTAGAAGCAATCAGCACTATGGTCAGACTTGGTATTCTTGTCTGGTCTGGTGGCATCTTGACTCTTGCTTATATTAAACTTCCACCTGCTTTTGGTATTCCTGAACAGAAACTTGATCCTACTTTCATTGCGTCTGTGTTCACTGGAGTTCTTGCTACCTTCGGTGTTCAGACTGCTAAGAAGTCTGGCGATGGAACTATGAAGATGGGTAATGCTGGCGGTGTATCCAAGGCAGATTTGGAGAAACTGATTGCTGCAGCAGCTTCAACTGCTCCTGCTCAAACGATTCGTATTGAACAAGCACCTCTCCAAATCTCAACTGCTGCTCCTAAGAAAGACGGCGAACCACCTGTAATGCCAACTATTTAAAATTATGAAACCCAGCAAAAAGACTGATACTCCAGAAGTAGTAACACCAACCCCAAAGAAATTCCCAGTCAAGAATATTGCTATCGGACTGGGCGTTGTTTTTGGTATTGCTCACATTGGTGTTCTAGGTCATTTGCTGAGTGCTGTTCGACCGCAGTATCCTGTTATCAACTTCCCATCAGGGGACTACTCTTCCTATAAGGTAGAAGCGACCAGAGATGGATATAGAATTGAATATAAAGCAAACGATCCTGCTATCCTCAACTCTGAAAGACAACTAAAGTTGGACCAGAAGAAAGGTGGATTGTTTGGTGGAGGTGGTATTGAAAGTCGTAGAGAATATCGTCATGATCAATATACAATGGACGGTGTTAGAAACATAGGAGGTGCCATTGACGGCGAGGGAAAGTTGGGTGCCAAAAGCGAAGAGTGTATCAGGGCGGACGCTGGCGCACAATCACAAGGTGCAATGGCAGGGACAGCAATTAGTGCTGGTGTTATTGTACCTGCAGTTTCTAGTATTCCTTATGTTGGATGGTTAGCATCTGGATGGGCTTTGTTATTAGGACAAAAGATTGGTTCTAGTATTGGTTCTGAAGTAGGAAGTGTCTTCAATGACTGTTGAGCACAAGTTCAAATATTATTGGGGTGGAGAAGATAATTGGTATACCAAGAGTAAGAGATGGGCAAACGAACAGAAGTTTCCCATCAATCATCTTGCTCTAGGTTTTATTGAGTGGTTATGGACTATGTGGGTTCAGGGTAGAGTTGATATGGAAATGACTGATGTTGATAAACAAGTGAATGAGATTATAAAAACTTGGGATGAAGAAGAGAAACGGGAACCAGTAATAGAAATTAAAAAGTCTGATATAGAAGGACTTAATGATATTCGTATCAGAGATCCTTGGTTTGATGACGGAGATTGGAATGATGCTTCTATCAACTACAGGAAGTGGCAATGAGAGATATAAACGATCCTGTTTGGTCAGTTATTATTCTTTTATCTTGCGGACTTGCATTTACACTATATTGTGTCATATATATTCTACGTCTATCATTTAAGGAATTAGAAGAAGATGGCCAAGTCCGCGAACAAGGGCAAGAAGGGTCAATCGAAGCAGAATCAAGGGAACGCGACTGCTAAGAAAGCAAAAAACGGTGGTAAGAAAAAGTAAATATATGCCAAGAGAATGGAATACTTCTTTTAGGGAACCCTGGAACCCTATAATAAAGAAGTGCTTAGATGGGATTGATCTCCATAATAAGTTGTATCTTGAAAGTAAAGATACTTTTCATCTGAACCAGGCAGATTTGTTAAGGCTATATGTTTCAAGACTAAAAGATTGGATACATAAGACAGAACCAGAAGGATTTCATAGAGGAGAAAGTAATGAAGTGATGGAAAGAGTATTGGAGTGAAGAAAATATCAACAAGATCCATAAGGCACAACCTTGGATTATTGGTATGAACCTTGTCATTTCTACTCTTACTTTGTATAAAATTTTTATATATCCTCAAGAAATTTTTGCCTGTGCTCTAAATACATACAATCCATCACAGATAATTTGCATCAAGGAGTGAATTATGGGAGCAATGATACCACCAAGCAGAAAATCCTGCTACAATTTTAGAGTGATTGAAATCAATAGAGTTGTTGATGGTGACACAATTGATGTTACTATTGATCTTGGATTTGATCTTTATAAGAAAGAAAGAGTAAGAGTTGCTGGAGTTGACACCCCCGAAAAGAGGACTAAAGATGATGAAGAAAAAGCTCTTGGATATGATGCAACACACTGGCTTGAAGAAAGACTTAAAGGCGCTATTGACGGGGATGACGATCTCATTATCCGCACTGAGCTTGATGGTGGCATTGGAAAGTATGGGCGCCTTCTCGGCTGGCTCTACGTCGGAGATTCCGACCTGTCCCTCAATGAGCAAATGATTACAGAAGGATATGCCTGGTCCTACGATGGTGGAACCAAGCAAAAGAACTTTGAAGAACTCAGAGAGATTCGTCGTGCCAATGGAACATTAGTATGATCAGTACGGCATTTGTTTTTGGATTCACACTTTTATTATGTTGGGCAATGGAATCAACCTTTCCTACTAGAACAAAAGGTGTTAAGAGGTACTAAAAATGTTATTGCTTAATTTGTTTATTGTTGGGAACATGGAAATTGGAAATGATATGTGCCGAACTGATTTGATGATGGGAAGAGAACCAATTGCTATAGAATATCCATGTGAATATTATTCTGAACTTAGTGATATTGATAAACAACTAAAATTACTAGGTAGTTAAAATGCAAAAACTAATTAATCTTCTTGCTCTTACATCATTTGGTGTATCTGCTGCTATTGTTGGTGCTGGTACTTATGTGTATCTTAATAAAGATGCACTAATCGAAAGTGCAAAAGAATCTGCAATCAAGCAAGTTACAGCATCTGTTACAGAAGCACTTCCAGGTTTGGTTCAAGGTGCTATGCCTAAAATGCCAAGTGCTACTGGTGGTGCTATTCCTTCCGTTCCTGGAGGAACCAACCTTCCATAAGGTTGTTAAATAATAAAAACAAATGAGGTTATTATGACTACATCTGTAAAGAGAAGAAAGAATAGAGATGTTGAAGGAAAGTTTTTCCTTTACGTAGCATTCCATTCAGTATTCACTGCGATTGCAAATTTATTCAAAGATGATGATTGATGGAGATTAGGGAAGTTAGAACCAATAATATTCAGATAAGGGAACTGGATATTCCTGCTGTTATTGGTGTTTTTGATACTACATCTCAAGCACTTCCCTATACTCCTCCAGTTGTAGTAAACATTGGTGCTCCTATTGTTGATATTCCTGGGTGTGTTGAAACAAGAGAAACTGAGGATCTAAGAGAAGTTGATCCTAGAGGAAACATGGTATTATGTGATGGAGGTGTTCCATCTTATAATGCTCCCAATTTTGAACCAAACCAAAAGTTGCCAACACCTACTCCAAAGGTAGATACAAGACTCAAAGAACAAAAAGAAAAACCAGATCCACCTGGACAAATAGAAATTCCTAATCCAGCACCACCTTCTAGTGCTAGCATACAATGCCCTACAGCAGCACAAGCAGCAAAAGAACCTGTAGGAACATATGTAGAAGGTTTCAGAAAAAAGGTTACTGAATATAAACTAATAGGAAATCAGTGTATTCAGATTACAGAAAAGGTGTCCATTCCAGAACAAGTATTTGCTGGACTTCCTAGTGGTGGACAAGTAATGCAAACTGGTGGTATTGCCGCAGTAGCAACAGCATCAGCACTTATGGCAAAACCGTTGGCAGACATACTCTTGAAAGTAGTCAAACCAACGGTTAAAAAGGTTATGAAAAAGATTGCTAAGATTAGGGGGAAGGAATTGAAGATTTTATCTGTAGAGGAGCGCCGAGAAGAGCAGCGGGATCGGAATCAAGCGATTGCAAAGTTGAAGTCTGTGAAGGCGAAGGTGAAGAAGAAGGGATAGAATGAACATGTGGTTTGATATAAGTAACATCCCTAACCACCACATCCGCACATACTTTATAATATGGAGACTTGGGGTGGAAACTGATGCCTTGCTTCATCAACTCGCCGCAATTCTTGAGACGGGCAATTTCGAAATCTAATCTTTTATTAGCAACTTGTTGTTGCATCAGTGCGATGTTAGCAGATGCTGCTTCTTTACATTTCTTTTGCAATTCTTTATCTAATGGTT